CGAACGTCAAGGATCTGGCGCGGCGGGCGCTGGACTCCGAATAAACCAAACAGGCAACTTCCCGCCGTTGCCAGCATCCACTTGTTAGCCTCTTTTAATTATGGACAACCTAAACGACCTCGAAATGGACATGATGTACCACAGGCACGACTCGGATGATCCGAAGTCTTACCTTTATGAACACGACGGCGGATACTGTGGCGCGGTGCGCCGATGCCCCGGTAACGGCGGACGTGTGGCGTGCAAACATTGCGGTAATAACCGTCTGCGATGGAAGTTCACACCGCAAGGCTGGCGAACTTTTGAAGCTGGCGTGATGCACAAGTGCCCTGCTTTTGGAACATCTGTTAAAAAGTCCTTTACAAGCGGTGTGAAATAGTATATAATAAATTTATGAAAACATGGTACCTAATTGAAACGGCCTCAGATCGTATGGGAGGTGGTTCTTCTTATACTTCTATGGAAGAGACGGAACTGCTTAATCAGCCTGAATCTTTTTTAAATGTCCAATGTATACTTTTTACAAAAAGATGGACAAAGATGCTCTGATGGCGATGGCACAAGAGAAAGCAATTACAAAATACACAGTAGCAATGACTTGCAGTGGAGGAACGGCAATTGCCGGTGAATACATTGCGGATAATGAAGCTGACGCTCTCACTGCTGCACTAGCCGAACATGGAGACGAATGGACATATTACATTTGGTAAATATTATGGATATTAAAGACAAACGAATAACAGTAACTGTAGTGAATCATGCTAAGTATAACAGTGAATTGCAGCTAACTCTCAATTGGGACGCCAATCTTGAGGATTGGACAGCTGCATTCAAAACCATTCTTATGCATCAAACTTTTTGCGAAGACAGCATCAAAGAGCTGTTTGCAGAGGAAATTTAACTTATGAGCACACAAACATACAACGGATACAAACACTTCTTTCTTGATGTGGAAACCACTGGAACGGATCGAGCATTGCACAACATCTTTCAGATTAGTGGAATTCTTACTGATGAGAATTACAACATCTTGGAAGAATGCAACCTGATGTTTAGACCATACAGTCTTGAGCATTGGGAACAAGGCGCGCTAGATAAAACTGGCATGACGCTAGACGATCTTGCACATCTTGAATGTACGTCTGAGGATGCATACATTCAATTGTCACAGTTGCTGTCACGACATTGCAATAAGTTTGACAAAAAAGACAAGATTCATTTTGTTGCTTATAATGCTGCATTTGATGCTGACTTCATTCGTGCTTGGTTTACCAAACATGGAGACAATTATTTTGGCAGCTGGTTTTGGCATCCCCAGATCTGCGTAATGCAGGCTGCGGCATGGATGACTCAGCGAGTGCGTGGTGCATTGCCCAATTTTCAGCTTGGAACGCTCTGTCAATGCGCCGAACTTGGATGGGATGAAACACAGGCGCATGATGCAAAATATGACATTCTGAAGACTCTGCAGTTGTTCCGATACATTCAAAACAACGTGCCGACATTGTAACTCGTTGAAAATCAACGGAAACCTAAAAATATGCATATTTTTAACAATTTATGCATTTTTTCCTTTACAAGTCCGCAAAAATGTTGTATAATAATTCTGTAAGGAAACCATCACAAAATATGTCAAAACCAACTGTTGCTACCCTCAAGTCGTTTATCGCTAAAAACCGAGCAAACCTATTCGTTCAACAAAAAAGTGCATTTGACGGCATGCATGATTGCGTGATGCAAAATGAGCATACTGGCTTTATTCCTGCAACCGCAAGTGACGGTTATAAAAATACTCTAGGCATCAACGGAGTGTGGGTTGTAGGCCGCGATGCAATCTCGCCTTTTGAAGCTAAAGGCTTCCGCGGGTATAGTGTCTATAATTGCTGTGGATCGTTTGTCCTTGCTGTCCGTGCTTAATTTCTAAAACTAACCTCTACCTATAAATTATATTATGAAAGACCAAAACTACATTGTACTTGATAAGACTGGAAACGAAGTGATTGTGCCAGCGCGCACAGCTTCTGAAGCATTGGGAATCTTCCTCAAGCGCGGCCGCTTTGGCCTGGGCGCTGGCTGGATGCTTACACGTCAGCCTGACGGTTGGATTGTAGCAAGCAACAAGTCTGGAAAAACGCTTGAACGAACATATCATAAATTGCGTGAAGCTGATTATTCAAAATCGCATCGCCGTTATTCTAATGTTGCATAATTTCTTAATACACATACCTATACTACAATATGAAACTACAATTCAATTCCCAAACAGCTTTCACAACTGCTTATAATGCTCTTAGTGGCAATAACTTTAAGTTTGACAATTACCGTGCAGATCTTACATTAAAGTTTTTTACTACCGAATGTGTCGGTAATGCTATTCTTGACTTGACCTCAAAAGGATTGGTTGAAGGTACTGACTTCGAGTTTTATCGTTATTCTGCTTAATGAATGGTATACGTGCCGAATCTCCTGACTACTATCATTCATAATATGACACGACAACATATTCATTGGAAAGCTTCAACAGAATTTCCCTACATCTTAAACCTAGATAAAGATTTTTCACCTTACAACGACGGCGTAGGGCTATCACACACAAAATTTGATTTTAAAGGTGGAGAACCACATTTTCAAATCGCAAATACATGTGATTATGCGCCACAATCGAATCTTATTATAACACAACGATACAATAAGATTGGTGATCTGTTTGACATTATTTTAGCGCATGATGCTGCACGTCGCATGGGCTTCCGAAAAATTAAATTGATCCTCCCATACTTTCCTGCAGCTCGGCAAGATCGAGTATGCAATGATGGAGAACCGCTAACTGTTAAAGTGTTTGCAGATATGATCAACGGCTGCGCCTTTGATGAAGTAGTCATCCTGTGCCCACATAGTGAAGTGACGCCGGCACTGCTAAACAATGTTACCGTTCTTGATGAATATGATTACATTGAACAAGTTATAGCTTCCCATCACGATGAACGCCATTTTAACATTGTGTGCCCTGATGCAGGAGCTGGAAAGCGAGTAAACAAAATTGTTCAACATTTGAGCAATACATTTAAGATTAAGCAATTCAATCTTATTCGGTGTGAAAAAGTTCGCGATGTGCGAGATGGAAGCATCAAGGAATTCTTTGTTGATGCAACAGACTTGGGCGGCTATCCCACATTGATTACCGATGACATTACAAGCATGGGCGGTACATTCGTTGGCCTTGGCGAAGTTCTTAAGGCTAAAAATTGCGGCAAGTTGATGCTCTTTACTGTACACAATGACTGTGCCGAAGGTCTTGATAAAATGGCAAACTACTTTGACCACTTTTACACCACAAACTCTAAACGAGATTGGGGTCAACTATCGCTCTTGCAAAATAAAGTAACTTGCTTTGACGTTAAACTATGAAACTGAATCTATAACACAAACACAACAAAATATGAAAATCAAACCGCATCTATTTTATGATGGTTACAAGTGTGACCATCGCCGTCAATATCCAAGCAACAGCCTTTTGGTATTTAGCAATATGACTGCTCGCGGCAGCCGTGTTGCAGGACTTGAAAAGGTATTCTTTTTTGGATTGCAAGCATTCGTCAAAAAGCATCTGTTGGGTGACTGGGGAGATGAATTTTTCGCTAAGCCTGTTGAAGAAGTTGTTGCTTCTTACAATCGTCGTCTTACCAATTACCTTGGGCCTAATGCTATTGGTGAACAACACATTCGTGACCTGCATGCACTAGGTTATCTGCCGCTGGAAATTTGGGCATTGCCTGAAGGTTCTGCTGTCAATTTGCGTGTTCCAATGTTTGTTATGTGGAATACCGATGATCGCTTTTATTGGTTGACCAATGCTATTGAAACCATTATTAGCGCCAGCATTTGGGGTCCGTGCACAAGCACAACCACTGCTGTTATGTATCGCAAAATTCTTAATGATTGGGCAAACAAAACCAATCCAGAAATGATTGACTTTGTTCCATGGCAAGGTCACGACTTCAGTTTCCGTGGTCACTTTGGCGCAGAAGCTGCAGTCATGAGTGCTGCTGGTCACCTTCTTGCATTTACTGGAACTGATACCGTTCCTGCTATTGATTGGCTGGAAGAATACTACAATGCAAACAGTGATACCGAACTTGTTGGTGGCAGCGTCGGCGCAACCGAACACAGCGTTATGTGCATGGGTGGCGTTGATGACGAAGTAGGAACATTCAAGCGTCTTATCACCGATCTTTATCCTAATGGTATTATCAGTATTGTGTCTGATACTTGGGACTTCTGGAATGTTGTTGATCCTGTGAACGGAATCCTAGTTGAACTCAAGGATGCTGTAATGGCACGTGATGGTAAGGTTGTGATCCGCCCTGACAGTGGAGATCCAGTCAAGATTGTTACTGGCTATTTGCCGCATGAATATTATAAGAAGATCGACGAAAGTGAATTTCCTTCTAAGATTACATACTATTCTATTGATCATAAAGAACTATCCGAACTTGAAATCAAAGGCATGATTGTTTGCTTGTATGAAATCTTTGGTGGAACAACCACAAGCAAAGGTTACAAGCAACTTGACAGCCACATTGGTGCAATTTACGGTGACAGTATTACACTAGAACGTGCCACTCAAATTTGTGAGCGATTGGAAGCCAAAGGATTTGCATCCACCAATCTTGTGTATGGCATTGGAAGCTTTACTTATCAAGGTGCAATTACAGCTGATGCAATCATTACACGCGATACTCACGGGTTTGCCGTCAAATCGACATACGGTGAGATTCTTGTTGATGGAGCACGCAAAGGTATTGAAATCTTCAAAGATCCTAAAACTGATGACGGACTTAAGAAGAGCGCAAAAGGCTTGATTGCCGTATATGAAGATGGCCATGGTGGCTTTGTCATGAAAGATCAAGCAACTTGGGATGAGGTGCGCGACTGTGCATTTGTCAATGTCTTCTCTGATGGGAAAACAGTTGAGGAATGGTCGCTGGCACAAATTCGCCAGACCGTTGCAAAACAGTTCTAAACGGTTCATCTGACCGGCATGTAGTCTATGAAAATTGGACTGCATGCCGGTCAATAGCTGAAAATAAATGCAAAACCATGCATTTTGTCCTTTACAAGTCATGAATTTTAGAGTATAATAATCTTGTACCGAATCACTACATTATGAAATTGCCTACACTATACAGTCGCACGAGCACGGGAGCCATTCAAGTATGGACCGTCGAAATTCAAGAAAATGCTTACCGCACATTGCATGGCCAATACGGTGGCAAGATTGTCACAACCGAATGGTTTACGGCATCTCCTACCAATGTAGGGCGAAGCAATGAGCGTGACGGCGTTGCACAAGCACTGTTTGAAGCACAAGCATGCTGGAAGAAGAAGCGTGACAGTGGAATGTTTGAAGACATTCTTGAAGTTGATACATTTACATTCGTTGAGCCGATGTTGGCAAAAAAGTGGGAAGATCGCCGAAGCAAGGTTTCATTTCCAGTCTATTGTCAACCCAAGCTGGATGGTATGCGTGCTGTGATTACACGTCATGGCGCAACAAGCCGCAACGGCAAGCCGTGGGTAACCATCCCGCATATTCTTAAAGCATTGGAGCCAGTGTTTGCACAACATCCAGACTTAATTTTGGATGGTGAATTGTATTGTCATGGGCTGCATGATGACTTTAACAAGATCAGTTCGCTTATCAAAAAGACCAAGCCTACAGCTGCAGATCTTGAGGAAAGTGCAGCCATGATTGAATATCACTGGTATGATATTGCGGACAGCAAGATGAAGTTTCTTGATCGCAACATGAAGATTGGCAGCATTTGTGCAGAATATAATTTTACTCCAAAAACTCCAGTTGTTCCTGTAGCAACATACGTTGCATGTGATGAGCTGCATCTGGATGAGCTGTATGGTATTCTTCTTGAAGATGGTTATGAAGGCCAAATGGTTCGCACCAATGATCCTTACGAGTTCAAGCGCAGCAATACACTTCTTAAGCGCAAGGAATTTCAAGATGATGAATATCTTATCGTGGAAATTTGCGAAGGCAATGGCAACAAAACCGGAATGGCTGGTTATGCCGTTCTTGAGCGCGAAGATGGCGTTCGCTTCCGTAGCAATATCAAAGGCAATCATACATTCCTAAAAGCACTGCTGCCACAAGCTGCGAGTTATGTTGGGCAATATGCGACGTGCAAATTCTTCAATCTTACTCCTGATGGGATCCCAAGATTCCCTTATGTGATTGGGTTTCGCACTGGACGTGGAATTGACTAACAGATGAAAAGATACTTTACATGGCATGCTCTAATGATGATTAGCGTGATTGCAGCGGACTTTGCTGCATGGATACTAATTGTGTATGCATTCGCTGCCTTAATTAAGCATTAACTCTGATTCCGCATGAAAACCGCCGCAAATCTGGATTTTTCTGGATTTGCGGCATTTCTGCGTAACTCGTTGGCGGTCTGTGGCGGAAAAATATGCATTTTTCTTCATTTTTTCCTTTACAAGCTGCGGTTTTTGTTGTATAATAATTCTGTAAGGAAACCACCACAAATTATGAAAAACCAATCTTCAATCTTCCTCCTGTTCGGCATAATTCACTATGAAGGCGAAACCGTACTAGGCGCTTATACCTCGTATGACCAAGCCGTTTTCGCGCTTGATGCCTATAAAACCGAGCTTGCCGTTGACCGCATCAATAATCGTTATGACCATTCCGATTATGACGATTATTCTATCGAAGAACAACTTCTTAATGCACCAGTTGTTGGGTAACTTTTAATTGCTCTACAATATGACAAAAGCACGCATCAATCGCGCAATCCAACACTTAGGTATCCAAATTGTCGGAAACGGAGATGGCTACTTCTACTTTGTAGATCTTGCCGCAAAGATTGGACAAGTAGGCCAAAGTGTGATGGTTTGCTACCTTAATCAGCAACCGCTGTCACGCTGGGTAGCCGATGCTCAATATGCAATAAATGAATATGAAGCAGAACTGCAGCAGGCGCGCCTAAAATAAATGCAAAATCCCTCATTTTATCCTTTACAAAGTTTCCGCTTTTTGTTATAATAATTCTGTAAGGAAACCACCATAAAATATGACCATTAAAGAACAAGCAATCGCAGATTATAGAAGATTGACAGCTGAACTCCAAAACTGTGGATGCGGTTGCGCTGATTTGAATGTTGGTGATACCGTTGTGTTGCGTGACGGATCCTCTCAAACCATTACTACCGTGAAATGGGGAGAAGCTACTGGCAGACAGGCGTTTTACCGCTGGAGTTCGGCTTTTCCTTATGAAATAGAACATGCAGCAATGGATAGCCGATATGAAATTGTTGACGTGATCTTAGCCTAAACATTTTAAGAAAAACTACACTATGCACGGAACCTATAAAACCGAAGCTGAAGCACTCACAGCAGCTGAAAAGTACGCTACTGAAAACGGTGGTGTTGATACATTCGACGGTATGAACTGCAATGATTACAAAGAGGATCATGAGCCTGAATGCACTGGCTGGGACGGTTTTGATCGTCGATGTGACTGCGGTAACCGTCGTGTTTACTGGTGCATCTCTAAAAATGCTGACGGCTTATATTACGCTGAAGCTGAAGCCTACTGAAAATAAATGAAAATCCTAGCATTTTATCCTTTACAAGCTTTCCACATTTTGTTATAATAATTCTGTAAGGAAATCAATCAACTAACCACAATCCAAATATGAATACCAATCGCTCCGCTAATTACCTCAAGACAATTGTCAATGATCAATCTGCAACAGCTGAAATCCGAAGGGTGCAGGCATCTGCACGAATCTTTAATCTTGAGCAAAAACTGATGCAGGAAAAAAATCCTAATCACATTCGCCTTGTTCAGCGTGTTGATCGCTTTGGTCGACTTGGGAAGAATAATCCCGCAGCTGTCGGTTACCGCGAGCGTGCAGAGAAGCAGAGGCGCAATTATAACTATGGTGCTAATCCTTATCAGCGCATTGCAATCTCTGATGCTGCAACGGTTGATATTTACATTCGCACTTATCATCATGAGTCTTGCGCACGTCAACACTTTGTGAATTTGACCACAGGCGAACACTATTACGCCTAATCTTTATATGAATGAAACACCGCTAATAGCAACTCCTGCTTTTGATAGGAGCGCAGCACATCCAGACTCTAGGTATTTTGTTAGCGGAAACCATGTAATATTTACGCGCCGTCAGTTTGTTTTTCACATCACCTTTGGCCAAAATTATGCTGGCATGACATTGATTGAAGCACGGCGTAAACTTAAAAAATACTATACCAAAGGTGAACAGAATGGCATCCTGCATTATCTCAAAACCAACAACATTTTAAAAGCATGACCAATGACATTCATGTGGTAGCAAATTATAAAGCGTCCATGATGGGTGGAATGGAAATCGTTCAAGTTTATCTTAAAACTGATGAAGGTGAAATTACCTTGAGTAAGAAGCAATGGGATGAAATCAAAACAACTATGGCTGGGCATCGCAAGAGTGGGTTTTCAGAAGATTTTGATGGCTATACTCCACACACTGCAGCTTTTTGGAATTAAGAAAATATACATATGACAGAAGTAGAAATTTATTTAAACGTCGACACGGAGCATCGCTTTACTGAAACAGAGGATGCAGATCGTGAGTTTGCATTGTGGTACTATAGCGACAAAACTGGAGAGGCTGCTGCGGAAGAAGCCTTTCACATTTCAAATGCTCCAGATGAATTGCTAACTGATAAACAAAAACATATCAGACAACGATGGAAAGGTCGTTCACTATCAGTAGGTGACATTGTTAGCGTAGCTGATGCTGATGATTTGAACATAGTTGAAAAACGATACTTGTGCTGCAGCTGCGGCTGGAAAGAAATTAAACGATGAATAAAAATACAGCAGAATGGCTTATGACACTTGCAGTAATTGCATTGCTTATTGCATCATTCATGGTTGCTAAGCAGAGAGATGATCTTAAAGCCGAAGCAGTAAAACATGGCGCTGCAGAATGGGTTGCTGATTATAATGGCAACACTACATTTAAATGGAAAGAAAAACAATGAAACCGATTACGCTATACCTAATTCGCCATGGGCAAAGCGAAGGCAATGTTAATACTCAAGTCTATTATGATAAGAATGACTGTGATATCGAATTGACTGCGCTTGGTCACTCTCAAAGTTTAGCAGCTGGCGCGGAGCTAGCACACATGATTGACCACAATGCACCAAGGATCATTTGCAGCTCATATATGCGTGCTAAGCAAACTGCAAGCGGTATATACAGTGTATTGGCAGAAGATCATCAGCCAAGCCTACAGGAGGATGTATTGCTACGAGAACGAGAGTGGGGCAGCCTGCGAACAGTTGTAGACAATCGACACCTTAAGCGTGAAGAACACTTTAACTTTTATTATCGTGCTATGGGTGGAGAAAGCTTTGCTGATGCATACTCACGTGTAGTGTTATTTTTCCAATGGCTGGAACTCCGTCGGCTGCGTGATCCGCAGGATGACAGCCCAATAATCATCGTGTCTCATGGTGAATGGATCCGCCTTGCATTGATGTATCTTGATGGAAATACGGTTGAGCACTTTACTGTGAACCGTAAGAATCCAAAAAATTGTGTTATTCAAACCCGCACTCTATCATAAAGTCCTTTACATTTTCAAGAAAATATATTATAATAACTCGTAATGAAAATTAAACATACAAAAGAAACTCTAAAAACCGCACTGCAAACTGGTGCGCATTCTGTAACCTTCACTAAGCTGGATGGTTCTGTTCGTGAAATGATTGCTTCGCTGCATGCTGACGATATCCCAGACGAGCATACGCCCAAAGGAACTGGCATTGTTAGCGATGCTGCAGACTCTCCACTACGTGCATATGATATTGCAAATGATGGGTGGCGCAGTATCAATGTAAGTACGGTCACTAGTGTAATTCCATTCAACAACGCATGAGCTCAGTATTTAAAGCAGGGCGCGTATTAGCGCCAGACAGTAAGTGGACTGGAGAGGAACCAGATTGGCATGGCTGGGAAAAATGGCCAGCTGAACAATTCTATACTACGCGTTCGCGCGCACTGCAGTTCTATAACTATTATCTTGACTCAACTTCAATGAAGCCAATGGTATTGGCCTGGATGAAGAAGGAAGGATATCCACAAAGTCAGATTGACGCAATTAAAGATGCTAACCCTAATGTACTGCCAAGCACTGTTGGCAAACTTGTTCGTTGTTTGGAAAGAGGCATGCCAAGTCTTCATCCTGAGGCACATGAATATTTTGCAGCATTGCCTTTCCATGAGATTCCTCCTGTGCCTAAAGATGAGCGCACTACAGTTAAGCGAGAAATTAACGCTGCTCTAATCTTTCTTAATGATGCTAAACGTTCTAGCAGTAAAGAGGTAAGTGACAAGCCAAAAGTATATGTTCCAACACCATTGGAGCGTATCAAGAGTAAAGTTGAAAAGGAAATTGTGGGCGCACTATTGGACCCATTGCTTGATGCATGGTGCACCAACAGTAATGCTACAGTGAATCTTGTGAGTTACCTGCGTGATGGTAAGGTGCCAACTCAAGGCTGTAAGTTTATTCTTGACTGGTTGAATAAAGTTCACGCCGAGTATAATGGAGCTTACACTAAAGAATGCCCTCAACTTGTTGAAGGATACAACTACATGTCTAGAGCGGACCTGCGCAAAATTGTCAAGAATATTGACGCAATGATCGCTGATGTAAATGCTCATGCTAAAATTAAAGTAAGCCTGCGCAAGACGCGCGTCAAAAAAGTTAAAGATGCTAGCAAACAGATTGCACGCCTGAAGTATCAAACCAACAGTAGCGAATATAATGTTGACAGCATCAACCCAGAGCGCGTTCCTACTGCACAACGACTATATGTATTCAATACCAAAACACGTCAGCTAGGCGTATACTATGCCAAAGGTAGTGCTGGATTTGAAGTAAAGGGAACAAGCATCAAAGGTTATGATGAGAGCGCAAGTTATACTGCAACACTGCGCAAACCAAAGGATGTATTGACTGCATTGCTAAGCAGTACTCCTAAAGCATTGGACAAAACGCTTGATGCGGTTAATCTCAAAAAGAAACCGGCTAATGGCCGATTTAACGAACACACCATCTTACTTAAAGTAATTGAAAACAAACTATAATGACTGAAGACCTACCAATTAAAGTACTGTCTAAGCAAGAATTTGCTATAGCTGTAGAAACCCTCGTTAAGAGTAAAGATATGGGATATCTTGAAGCTATTATCCACTATTGTGATAACAATGGACTAGAAGCAGATGATGTTCACAAGTTGGTTGTGGGTAGCCTCAAGGAAAAACTTGAAGCTGAAGCGCAACGCAACAATCTATTACCCAAATCTTCAACTGGAGCGTTTACTTGATTTGTCTTTCCACTGAATCTAACATTGCACCGTTTGATGTATGGAGTATCTATACAGCAATCAACCTGCATTTTAAAAAAGGTGGAAGCTATGATGCATTCAAGTTTAACTTTAAAGGCCCGCGGCTAAAGCGTGAAACCTTTATGGCTAATCGTAACCGCTACTCCTTTGAAAAATTAGCACGTGCTTATCCCAAAAAGAATGACTTGATTTGCTACTTTATGAGCAATGTGATAGCTGGCAATGTATGGATCAACAACATGAATGATAGCGTTTATGCTGAATGGTCTTCACGCATTCAATCATTGGACTATCGCTTTAACTCTGAAATGAGTGATGCTGCATTGCTTGCTGAGCGCAATGGCTATTCTTTTGACCAACTTTTTAAGCCGCATGATAAGAGCGAGGTGCCTGCAATCTATAAGCTCTATCAAGCCGAAAAGGTAAGCCTCGAATCATTGGTCATACTAGACAATTTACTCAACTATACTAAGAGTATAAATAACAATCTTAGCGATCCGCTCGAAATATCAAGTGATATTTCACACCGCATCATTAAGTATAAACCTTTTCTACGTTCAGAAATGAATGTAGAAAAACACAAAAAAGTTGTAATTAATTTGTTTACATCCGTAAGCAAATAGATTATAATAAAACACAACGCAATACTATATTATCTTTGATATGAAGTATCCATTG